GCGACATTATCCAGTGTTAGAGTTGTTTGGACAAAAGGCCCAAATTGAACATGCTTTGCTGTTACCGTAGAGACGCTAGGGTCTCCCGTGTTTAGCTCATCAAGTCCAATCTGAACACCGTTGTCTTTCTTGGTAATATCATAAGACATAACAAACCCCCTTATGACAAGTCAGTGACGATGCCGTGAGCTGCTTCGTTACGCATTTCCAAGGTATATTCAACGAGGATCTGTTTACGAATAGAATCGCCTGTTTTAGCAAGGTCATGGCTCTGGAAATCATCCAGGATGGACAAGGCGACCATTTCAGTATCGAAGAAATACACCACATCAGCAGGACAGAAGCGATCAGGAACCAGTCGAACTTCATTACCCAGCGGGTCAATATAAATATCTACCGTATTAGTAATGCGTTTAGTTTCGCCATCATGGGTACGAGTAGCATTGCCAGAGAAGGCAGCGAATTTCTGCTTCTGTGCTTTACCCAAAATACCCAAAGTAGGATTACCACCGGAGTCCCAGGCTTCACCCAACACTTCTTCTACAAAAGATTCTTGCAGAGCGCGAGCTGTGCCATCAGTGTGGATGTCAGTACCATCGCCAGTTGCGGCGGTAGCATCAGAAGCAATATTCTGATTAGTGACAATCCATGCTTGAGCGCCTGAGCATTGACGAGCTAGAGTGTCATTACCGGCTACTTCTGCTTTATTCGATAGCAGAGTAGTCTCGACATCGCGCTTCAATTCCTTCATGCGCTTTTCCATCTGGTAAGCCATTTCCTTAGCGCGACCAGCTTTGTTCACCTTATCCTGAGTACGGGTAACGCGAGGCACCTTGTCAGAGATTTGGGTGTAGTTGAATAGGCGAGTCGTTGTATCAACAGCATCGGTGACAGCATCCGCACCTTCAATTTGAGCATTAGTACCGCTTGCTGCTGCAAGAGCATCTTTCTGCCATTCGTGTTTAGTCCCTGTAGCAGTCGTGCGAGGAATCGCAGACATAAAGGGGCATTCAGTTGGGGAAATATCGTAGATGATATCGCTCAAGTCTTCTCGATTACCAATCGAGCCGTAAGTTGATTGTACGTTGGTTACTGCATGTGCCATGTTGGCCTCCTAAAAGTTATCCAAGACGGCTTAATAGCTCTTCATGTAGAGCATTGCCGCCTCCATCTCGTTTAATTTTCGCCATTCGCTTCTGGGCTTCCATCTGTTTGTTCGATATTTTCGAGGCAGTGGAACCAGGTTTGGCAATTTTGGGAGCTTTTCTTACTCGATTAGTTACTTGCGGGCTTTTCTGGTTTAGCGCATCGAATTGACGGGCCTTGTTTAAAAGCACAAGCAGTCTATGGTCTGTTGTTCCCTGGTATTCCTCAGAAGAGAAACCATTGGAAATGGCATACTCACCTACACTTGTCCATTCCTTGTTGAATGTGGCTTCATCGGCCCATTCAGGAATAGCGGCTAGTAACTTGCTCTTTTCTTCAGCGATCTTTTCAGGCGTGACCTTGCCAGTAGCAGCTAATTCGCTACGCTGATCTTGGGCTTTCTGGTAAAGATTGGCTATTTCATTTTGACGATTTTGAAACTTGATCATTTTTGCGGCATAAATATCCGGCTGATCTTGTTCAAGCTCCGCCCAATCAATAGCGTTATATTCGCTTAAGAGTTCGTTGTATGCGAGTTGAGATAAAGTCTCTAATTGCTGAACCTTCTGGGCAATTTCCCCATCGGCGTCGGCTAGCTTGGATTGCAGAGCTTTTTTAGTCTCTGCCAGTTCCGTACTCTGCTTATTGAGATGGCCTTCTAATTGATAGCTTTTCAGGAGGTCTGAGAACTTGGCCTGACCCTCTTCACCATCAATCTTGGTCTTCACCATCAACTCACCATCATCACTGACAGTAAACTGATCTTCGGAAGCGCCTAGATATTCGGCAATGTGGACTAGCTCAATTTCTTGAGCCGGTTCAGACGGTTCTTGCTCCTGAGCCTCAATTTCAGACGGCTCGGCTTCTACGGATTCTTCATCACCTTCAGCCTCTACGGCCTCCAGTTCTTCTACTTCTTCACCTGCTTCAGGTTCTACACTTTCTTCAGACGTGTCAATTTCTTGCTCCATTTCTGGTTCAAGAACACTCATCAATCTATCATGGATGCTGCTTTCAACGCCCTCTTGGGTAGCTGACATAATAAATCTCCATCTATGCCCCCGTAGGGGCTGGGAATAATCGTCTCACGACGTTTGGCCTTGTGGCCATGATCACCTCCTTGCGGCTGTGAACCTATCTTAGATTATAGCTTTATAATAATAATCTATCTAGTTATCTAGCGCCGTCTCTCCGGCTGTCATCTCCTGACCAAGTTTCCTTGACCCTCCGGCATCAAAACTCCGTTAGTAAAAACGCCGGTTTGATATTGCCGAGGTTAGCATAGTTCTTTTTAATCAATGCCTGCCTTTTTCTAGGCATAGGTGACAGGCGACCCATAGAGGCAGGGGAGAGAGACCCTGAGCCTAGCGAACCATTACTCCAGTGACTCTTTCTTTTGGTGTTAACCGTTTATCGGCTTGTAATTCTATAAGATCAGCCACTTCACCATCAGTGATATAGCGCTCTATCTCTCTTTGGATACCTTTTAATATCTGCACCGCATGAACAAGCCTTGAGCATTGCTCTTTGTTATCAGGATTCCCGGCAGCAATATTAGCATGTAATTTAGCTTCCATTGCCTCCATTGCCCCTTTAAATACTGGATTCCCAAGTAAAGATTGCGCATCTGCTGCTCTTCGTTGTTCTTCGTTCAATGTAATCTCTCCATTATCTTCTTATTTGCCGACTTTTCATCTAATGGGTAAGGATTTACGTCTGCAATCCCTTCTATCCAATCCAGGGTTAAGCGAATCCAATCATTGTAAGTCATGGGATGAACATTACAGAACTCTTCATACTGTACAGCTTCCCATATGTCTTCAATGTCTTCCATTTATCATCCTAGAATATGATAACGCCGCCCATTATTAAACAGACTCTTGTAGGCCTGCTCCTATACCTTCCTTGCCTACATCTAGCCTCTGACCCTCTAATGCCGCTTGAGCTTCTAGCTTAGCCGCCTCTATTGCTTCCTTAGATAGCCTATCAGCCTCTTTCTCCTTAGCGTCATACTCTGCCTTCAGTCGAGCCATTGCCATCTGGTGCGCTTCTGCCTGTTGCTGTAGAGCCATCTTAACTTGTGCGTCCATCTGATCAGTCTGTACTTTAGCCTGAGCCTTGACCATTTCAGCTTCTGCGAGCGGGTTAGGTTGTGGCTGCTGGGCTAACATCTGCTGCTGTTGGGCGTGCTCCATGTATTCTTCGGAATCTGGATCAAGAGCATAACGTCCAGCTCTTTCAATGCCCATTGTATCAAGAGTGTCATTAAATAGATTGTATGCTTTTCTTGGGGTGACCAAACCCATTTCAAACAAGCTAGCCTGAAGCTGAGAAACCAAGCCAAGTTTCTGGCGTTGCTGTTCTTCAGTGCCATTACCAATGCCAACAGACACGCTCAAATCAGTACGTTCCCGCCATTCTGTAGGATTAACAGACTGATACTCCCCCCTTAATTTGATCATTCGCGCCTTGTCCTGGTGTTTCATCAGAATCTCATGGACACGAAGAACAAGCTCTTTAATGCCTGTCTCTGCAATCATGCGGATAATCATCTCAACCTTCTGGGCTGCGCGATCAACACCCTCCAAGAAAGTGGCATTATTAGCATTCTTTAATACGTCTGCGTCCACATTAGTGGTTAACTCGTTGATCCCCGATCGGTCATCCTTCACTCTATCTACGTAATCAATAGCAGGTAGTATCTGGTCGATCATCGGCGCTTTAATTAAAGGCTGAGTCATACCCGCGACAGGCTGATCTGTCTTTATCCGTTTAACGCCACCGGGGAGAGACTGCACAAAATCAGGGAGATGCGCCAATTGATTGACAATAATCTCTGAATTGTTAATGAAGTAGGAATTATCTAATAGACCGCGCATAAGAACGGTCTTGATTCTCTGAAGGTCTGCTAAGTCATCATCGATAGACTCGCCAATATGTCGGTGTGGTACGCGCTTGGATACCATCGAGGTAATTGGGATGCAATCAACAACTTCATTCCATTCCTTTCCAGGAGGGATCATGTTGCCAGCGACAGTTACAACCTTGCGGAGTTCTGCCTTACCGTCTTGGTCATAGTCTACAAGGAGATATGCTTCAGAATATTCAATCTCATCCATTGATCTATCCGAGGATTGATATCCTGTATCGTTCTCATCGGTTGTGGTGCTTCGTGCTCTTTGCTCCTGATTTGAGTCTGAATCCTCATTCTTTGCAGGCAGGTCATTGACCCATTCTGCATCCATGCCCATCTCGATAAGTTCTGTGCGGGTTCTGGTAGGGAAATGTTCGATGAATTGGGAGTTCTGCGTACCATTCCTTGCGCGTTTAGAAATCCTGATCTCTTCAGTAGGAATAGCCTCGATTCTAACGCGGCCTTTCTTGGTAGTGATTCGCAGATTAACAGTGAACAACTCGCCAAGCTGGTCATCAATGATGGAATCCTGCTCTAATACTTCAACTTCTGAGCCTTCCTGTTCCAACTCAGAGAATAATTTTACTATCTCAAGCTGGCTTAAGCCCTCATATTCGCGTTCTGTGACAGTCTCTGTTTCATCCCACCAGTGCTTAACATAACCATTCTTCAGTAGAAGCGTGTCTTTAACCCAGTCATGGACAATCAAAAATCCCTCGTTGTCCTTCATAATTACATGGTTAATGTAATCAGACTCTTGCTGGGCTGTTGTTTCATCCTCTTCAGAGGATGGAGCAAATTCTGCAATATTCCCGGCAGAGACAAATACTTTCATAATGGCTGGCATCAACCATCCTACAGTATCAGCCACGTCCTTTGAGACTACCTGAGAGCGGCCTTCTTGTTCATCGCCATAAGGCCTCCCATGATAGCGATCCATCGCCCCAGCGCGTTCTGATGCAAGCTCAGAACCCTCGTCGCCAAGAGACTGTCTGCGGTGTGCCTCAATTATTGCTACAAGTTCGTCATCAGAAAGCTTTGCCATTATAAGTACCGTTGGTAGTCAACTGCGCCAGTGATTTCTAGTTCATCCCATCGAGTGAAGCCGCGCTCTTTTAAAGCTGCCCGAATGCGACCAATGCGCTCAGCCATACCCAAGTGTGGGCTTTGTCCTGCAAATATCTTAGAGGCTCGCTCACTCGCCCATTCTACTGTTTGGAACTTATCCACAGGAGGCATAACGTCTTCATAATAATCACTTGCTTTATTCATTGCCTCAACATCATCAATCGCCTTCTTAATCCTGGCATCACCCCAATTACCTTTAATCGTAATGCCAAGCTCTTCGGCTTGACGTACTAATTCTGGATCTCTCATGCAATGCTCCCCTGTTTGTATTTTAACGGTTTCAAGTAGTCTTCCCTTATTAATTTCATTGGGTTAGCTTCGCTCATCATAGCACAATCGGCTATATTAGGAGATTCAATTTTTAACTTGGACTTCATCTCATCTTTAGCCATAATCTGAATCATTCCTGTGCCCTGGTTCTTCAGAGGTATTCTACAGATTTCAGAGCGCATTTTCTGCAAGCATTCTATATCCGAGCTGATACTGATCATTGAATCCGTTGAGATCTCTCCGTCATTCTTCACCACTCTCCGGTAGGTATTATAGAACCTATCTCTCAACCTCCAATAATTTTGTGCACGAGGATTCCTAAAGACGTCCTTATTCTTTTTATTTTGATACCTTGCCCCATTTTCAGCAGGCTCATAAATTCTATCTTTATCTTCAAGCTCGCCATTACCATTAAATGTATCCCAGCGCACCTTAGTATCTTTTAAAGACTTCTCTACCTGTCGCTTAAGGCTTAGCCCCAATCCATCATAATCCCATCTAAATACATCCGCGTTCCTTGCTATGGCCTGATCTAGCGCCCAATCACAACCATCATTAACATCATGGGTCGTGTCTTCTTCTGCTGCAAGAATAACATTGCCATGCCGATAGACGTAAGCCTTAGCATCCCCTGAGTCAGATGGGTCATGCGTTAATACCTTCTGGCCTCTTGGCTTAAATCCTACTTTGAGGTGGGCGTCTATTGCCGCATCGAACCATTCAGCCTTGATAATGGCGTTCTCTACTGTGTCGTTATACTTACCCAGCCAGATGTGATCATATTCAGCTCTATCCAGATTATCGAAGTCCCACTGTCTTAGTTTCTCAAGCTCTGCCGGGAAGAACGGATTATCCATATAGTTGCACTCGATAATCATGTGCATATCGTCTTCGTAATATCCATCACGCTCAAGCTCGGCCTCAAACGGCTTGAGAAAACGTTTGCTCATTGGATCTTCAGAACTCATTGGGTTCATGGTGAACCATAACTCTGATCCAGGCTCACGGATAGTTGGGATTAACTGCTTGAGAGAATTGTCACTGACTGATTGTGCTTCCTCTACCCAGCTCCTTGTCATGCCGTGAGTAGATTTAACCGCATCCGGGTTCCTTGATAAGCCTTTGAATATAAACTCACCCCCTCCGCTATGCTTGATGCCTGTCTCTGTATGGCTATAACTTGATAGCCCCATGCGCTCATACTCGGAGGTCAGCAGGGAATGAACTGAGTCCTTAATAGAGTTCTGAAGCTCTCGGAAACATCCTACCTTGTGAGCCTGTGTCTCTGTATACATCAGCATTAGGTCTGCAACCGTTTGAGACTTGCCGCTACCTCGGCCACCGTAGATAACCTTGATTTGCTTAGGTTTGAGTAATGGCTTGAGCTTTTCAGGTATTTGTAGACTTGGCATCCACTACCTCTACAGTCCATTTCATATCGACAGGATTATCTTTCTGGCCACCTAAGTTAACGTCCTGCTTATCTGAGTACCCATGCTTAGTAAGCATCATCTTGGTAATGTTCGGATTGAAGTCTCCCGTAAGTCCTTTACCGGCAAGCACTCGCTCTTGTTTTGCCATGATAGCCTCTAAGATGTCGGAAAATTCCTCCTTTTCCTCTTCGGCTGCCCAGTCATAAAGTGTTCCACGTGAAACATTAAGCTCACAAGCTAGGCCTGCAATAGTTGGCACTGGATCTCCTAGGTCTGAGTAATTGGTAAGATATTCCCTAGACTTAGCAAGGATATCTTTATTATATTTGGTTGGTCTACCGGCTGGCATTAGCCATCTCCCGCTCTATCTCAGCGTAATAGTCAGTTATTACCCCCTCAACTATGCTCCTTAGTTCTGGCT